TATGACAGCATTTAGAAAACTATATGATTGGGAATACAATGAAGATGGTAGTGTTAAAACTATAGCACCGATACAAAACTGGAGTGATGATTATGATGTTAAAACGTATATTAGATAAAATTAAATCTCTATTTAAAAAAAAACTTAGAAGAGGTAGACCTAAAAAAAGGAGACCCTTTTGATGACGATTGATCCTTTTTTAGTTTGGAATGTAGTTCTTTCTTTTATAGTTGTACCTTTTGGTTGGGCATTTGGTAAATTATTTTCAGAAGTAAAAAGATTACAGCTTCATCTTAATGTTACACGTGAAACATATGCTACTAAATCTGAATTAAATAATGAAGCTAGAGAAACAAAAGAAGCTATAATAAGACTTGAACAAAAACTAGATAGGATTGCAGATAGATGGTCGAGCCAGTAACAGCAGTTCTTACTGGCATAGCACTAGTAAAACAAGCAACCTCATTTATAAAAGAGAATATCAATACAGTACAAGATATTTCTGGTATAGCAAAACAAGTAGATCAAATGTTTGCTGGTCAACAAGAGATTAATAAAGAAAGAAATAAAATAGCAAATAGTACAGCTAATGAGTTAGGTTTATCTAATGTTACCCAAAGTATAATTGATGCTAAATTAGCCAATGAACAAATGCAAGAAGTAAAGAATATGATAAATCTTAGATTCGGACCTAACACTTGGGATCAGATTCTTTTGGAACGCAAACGTAGAATAGAAGCAGTTAAACAACAAAAGTTATTAGCTAAAAGGAGAAAGATAGAAAAACAAAGAGAAATGATGGCTACTGCAAAACAAGCTACAATCGGTATAGGCATAGTAATATTAATTCTTATCTTTAGTATTATAGTATATGTTGCTTTTGCAGAAGAAACAAATACAGCTGAATGTATGGTTTTTAAACCTAAGTATTATATGATCTGTATGAATGAAGGGCATGAGTATGCATTAATAGAACAACAGTTAGATATACTTGAATACAAAAAAACTCACATAATAATAAAGGAGAATCAAAATGGCATTGACAGCACTAATAGGACCTGCGACTAAACTAATTGGTAAGTTTGTTAGAGATAAAGATAAACAGGCACAACTTGCACACGAGATTTCAACTATGGCAGAAAAGCATAGCCAACAACTTATGATGCAACAACTAGAAGTAAACAAAGCTGAAGCTAAAGGTAATTGGTTTCAATCTTCGTGGCGACCTCTCGTTGGTTGGATCTGTGCAATATCGTTAGGAATTAATTTCATGGTCTCGCCGATTTGTGCTGGATTTGGTATAACAATACCTCAAGCAGACATGAGTGTAATGATGCCATTGCTTTTAGGTATGCTCGGACTTGGTGGTTTGCGATCTTTTGACAAGTTAAAGAAAACTGATACTAAAACTTTGAAAAAGTAGGTACAATCATAAGCAAAGATTATTTAGTGGCACTCAGTGGTCATTTAAACGACTCGAAAAATCCCAGTTTTCTGGGCTAATCGTAGAACTTACCACCAGCTTCTTTCATTAGTAAAACTATTTTTTTTGCTCTGCTTTTAGTTTGTTCAAACCATTTTGAATCTTCTGCTTCTATACTTGCCTTGTCATAATTGCCTTCTTCGAGGGCGGCAATCATATTTTTAAACTTACTAAATCTAGTTATGCCTAAATTAAATGCCATATTGTATACAGCTTTTTGTATTGGATGTGGTGCTGTTTTCATAAAAGGATAATTAACATCTACTTCTGCAATCACTTCTTCTATTCTTGCTTTTAATAATAACCTTGCTTCTCTTTCAGATAATCCATGATTTTGTATTTCTATACCATATCCTATTGTCTTTAATCCAGCTGGACAATCATAAACAATATGCCTACCATGTTCTGTTTTAACTGAACCTTCATCTCTTACTAAATCATTTACTAAATCATCAATCATTTTACTATCCTATATTTATCTATTTTAATTTTTCTATCTTTTCTTTTTCTCTTTTGCTCCGAGTTTTCATACCCCCCTCCTTTCATATAAGGGGGTGCTGAAAACTCTTGTCTTGTATGACCTTGAACTATTATATCTTCATAACAATCAGTACAATAATATTTACCACCTTTCCATTTTACAGCTGGTTCATTACAATATCTGCATTGTTTCTTTAATGCAGCCATCTTCCAAGCATCATCAAACATTCCCATTCTTATCTCCTATAAATATACTATATTACCTTTTTTCTTTTGTGCAAGATTAACCTTAATCTTATATATTTTAGATAAAACTTGTATAGTTCTAGGAGTGGGTATTTTTCTTTCTGCATTTACAATGGTCGATATAGATAAGCCAGACTCATTGGCTACCTCTAAAAGAGTATAGCCAAGATTATGTCTAGCTTCTCGGAGAATTTTACATATATTAGAATGGCGGTGCATCATCATCTTTTACACCAGCACTATCTTTTTTCTCACATAGTTCTATTCTACTATCAAATCTACCACATACAATACTTGTGTAGTAAGTGCCATCTTCTAGTTTAGAATATTGTAGTTCGCCCTGAACAAATACAATCATACCTTTTTTAATATATTGCATAACAAAGTTTGTTTTGTATGGATCGAACACACTTATCTTATGATGATGTGCTTTACGATTCTCTTTGCTACCAGAGTTTGTAGTTACAACTAACTTACAATACTCATCATTCTTCATAGCTTCTGGATCTGTAGCACAATGTCCTAAGATTGTTACTTGATTAACTGTCTGCATTTTTTTCTTTCCTTTCTTTAATTGTTTTTACTTGCTCGGTATATCTAAGTCTAAACTTTTCTTTAGTCTTATTATCCAATGCATCTATTTCTTCTTTGTAAGTTTTGAATACACCTTGCAACATTTCTTGATCAGAACATTCTGATAAATTAGAAGTAAACTCATTATACAATCTAGTAATAGCTTTTGTATCTGGTTCACTTGCAAGGTTGGCATCATCATCATCATCACCAACAATGCCAAGTAATGCACACATACCATATCTTCTAGCATATGTGATAGATCCACCAAGTTTCTGTGGATCATTAGCATCTTTAGATACTAGAGGTATGCCACCATCACAAACTACCTTACCAGATATATGTATAAGATTAGTTTGCAATATAGATCCACCAGACTCTAGTTGTTTTACTACTTGTTGTAATGCAAAGTTATTAGATTGCAAAGCTGGTTTGATTGTTTTCAAACAACTTGCAAGTCCAGCAAACTTACTTTTGAAGTGAGGATTCTCATCACCTTTGAATGGATTTTTTACATCATGCAATAGGTTGAATAGATCCTTATCAAAATCTGGTTTATTCTTTGTCTTTTGCTCTGGCATTGTCATACTCCACTATTAAATTGTTAATAAAACCTGAATACTTTTCACACATATTTTCACCATATGTTTTATTCCACATAAGTATTATTTCTTTCAATGTAAACTTCATCTTCATTCTCCTTTTGTTTTGACAACAAGTGTACCTTTCTTGTTGCGTGTTATTACATAGTTACTATTAGGAAACTCACATCTTCTAGCATCCTTAGGTACAAGTAACTTCATCTTCTTCTTCGTTTCTTCGAAGCTGGTAACAGCACCTTGATACTGATTCATCATACCATCAAGGCTTCTGTATAATTCATTGTCAAACTCAAGATAGTCTTTCATACCATCTACAAGTATCTCTTGTTCTGCTTTGACATCACTACCATTTTTGCCATATGACTCTGGTGGTTGTTTGTCATTCTTTACGAACAACCAAAATCTTTTCATCTTTGCAAATAGTCTGTCGTAGAACTCTTGATTCCATTTTACTTGAACTACTTTGGGATCATCATTACCAAGTATGACAGATAGGTAGCAATAGTCTTGACAATATACTTGCATATAATGATGTAGTTGTGGTGCGTAATATCTAGCTTTTTGTTCAACAGTTGCTCTAGCATTACTGTGTTTACATTCTAGTATTACACCATCTACTTTAGCATCAAGATGAGCAAACAATGGTACACCTTTAAATGTAAATTGTTTTACTTCTTTTTCTGGTGTTGGTCTAGTTACTATCTTACCGGCAAACTCTGTCTTAGCTAACCATTCAATATGGAATGACTCAGTATGTACTCCAAGTTGCACACGAAATACATTAGATAAATCTTCTTCCATATCTCTTTTAGTTTTTACTTTCCATAGTTGTACTAGGTTTTGGTTGTGCCATATTCTATTAGCATCACTACCACCTAGTCCGGTTGTTCTGTCTATTACAAACATAGTTATTCTCCTAGTAATGTTGTTCTGAAATAAAAGATACTTGCACTTTATCATAACCTCTGTCATGACAATTTTTTAGTTGCAGATATAATTCACCAATATCATAACAAGAATCTTCAAATATTATTTTTGTAGTTACTTTTGGTTTTTTATAATCAACATGTTTCTTAGTTTTTGGATTGTAATAACTTGTTTCTGTTCTTGTGTAAGTTATTTTTATTTTATCAAAATATAAACTCATATTCATTCTCCTTTTGTTAATAAAATTATAATGCATTTCTGCATTGTATTCAAGCATAAAAAAAGCTAGTAACCCATTGGAATTACTAGCTTAATTGAAGAATGAACAATCAGATTATTGATGCAACTCTTTGCAATGCAGTTTTGCACCAACAATAAAAAGAATGACAGAAGTTTAATTTGTTGTCAATAGTTTCACGTATTACAGCTGGTAAAGGAAATGTATTATACTTGTGTGTTTTCATTACCTTTACAATAGCTTCTTTAAGTAAGACAGGTGGTATGTCTTTGATTGCTTCTATGTAATACTTTAGACCTTCATCCTTTGGAAGTTCTGTTTGAAAAGTATTGCCAAGAACTTGTAAACTTTTAACAATACTTTCATTGGTAGCTGGTTTCATTGCAATATCTAACTGATGTATAACATTAGATATTCTTTTTTTTACAACAACAAGTTCTTCGTCATTCTTTATTTCTTCTAATTTGTCTGACGTTGCTCTCGCTATTGTATCTATCAAGATAAGATCTGACTGACTCAGCATTATTGGTAGAAACTCTGGTTGGTTTACTATCGGCTGGGGATGTTTGTACTTTTTTACCCAGTCGGAAAGACAGACGACACCAAAATCTGAAGGCGGCATCCCAGTTTGTTTTTGTATTTCCTTTTGCAAGGTAGTAATCTCTGAATTGATTTTCTTCATATTGTAAATCCTCTTTGTTTGCGTGTTTAAATGTATCAAAGAACCATACCTCTAGCTTATCAGACGGAGTCCAATTTTCAGAGATAGGTTCACCCTTATCGTATTTGCTCATAGCATTTCCTTTCTACAAACTTTTACTAATAAAATTCCACACAGTTTGTGCAGTTGATTCTCTTAAATGAAACTCACCTGATGATACTCGGTGATAAGTGCTATCTTGTATACCAGCTTTACGAAATGCTTCTCGCAAGTTTACTTTTTTTTTCTTTGCTAGTTTTTCAAGTTGTTGCATATAAGTTATTAGTTGATTGTTCATACTATATTATTAGCATAGTTGTTGCATAAGTGCAAGTGCTATGGTACTAGAAATTTTGTATACGCCATAGCATCATGCACTTAACAAATGTAATCCTTGAGAAAAGGTATTGTACTAACTAACGATCAAATTAGTACAAGCACAAGGACTACAAATTCTATATGTTAGCTTCTGCTTCTAGTTCTAGTTGGTCTAACTTGTATTTTGCATCATACCAGTTATCGAATACCCAGTATTGTTTTTCGTGTAGCCAACCTTTGTTCAAGCACTTGATCATCTGATAGTAGTCTTTACCTACAAGATCAAATCCAGCACTGGTTTCTTCTACAATCCAGAATATATCTTTGCCACTCAATATCTTTTCTTTTGTACTTGAACAAGTTCTGTTGAACATCTTCTCTCTTACTGTACCTATATACATTATTTACTCTCCTTTATTTTTAGATATAATACTTTACCTTTTTCTGTTAAGAACCATACTCTTTGCTGTTTACCATGTTTTGATTTACGTGTACCAACAGCACCGATATAGTGTTGTC